GAGTCTGCTAATGTAACTAATATTGCCGAGTCTGCTAATGTAACTAATATTGCCGAGTCTGCTAATGTAACTAATATTACTAATGGGGTAAACATCAATTCTACAGAAGGTGTTCAGTTTAAATCAGAAAACTCTTCGGTTGAGTACATAAGTGATAAACCAACTAATTTAGGTAAACTTGAATACACAGATACTCAGTACGAAGCAGATATGCAGGAAATAAAAAAACAAATAAATGTTGAAGATTTAAAATATTCACAAAAATCAATTTCAACCCAAGTTGCTGAATCAAATGATAAATTAATAAAAAAAGAAAACACACAAACAACCATACCCAATAAACCCAAAAGTGTAAAAGAGCAACTTGGAATAAAATCACAAAAACAAGACAAGCAAATTGAACCCGGACCATCTGATACAGACACACTTAAAAAATCACCCGTCTCCACCGACAATAAAAAGATCAAATCAAAAACTAAAGAAGATCTTGAGGTTGAAATAAAAAAAGATGCAACTAGTTCTCACCAAGTAGAAGAAAAAAGTCAGACCGGTGGTATAACGTATGAGTCGGAAAGCAAAAGTGTGGTATACGATACATACACAGATGACAATGGAGACATAAAAGAAGATACATATGAAAAAACAGGAGACGAATCGTATAAAAAAACAAAATCTACAACAAAACAAAAAAAACCAGCGGGTGGACCACCGGCAGAACAGGACGCAGACGAAGTAACCTCATTCCACACAGGAGAAACAATTAAACGTGAAGAATTAAAAGATACCGTTCTCGAAGACGCAGACATGAATGCAGTCGGGTTACTACATCCTAACGATCTGAAAAACTTAAAGAACAACGAAGAAGTTCAAAAAACACTAGCAGATGCCGAAAAAGTATACGATAAAATATTCGCAAAGGAAATAGAAAAAACAGAAAACTTGGTATTGTCAGAACAAACCGATGGTATAATATTTGGAGCACAACTCCCCACTTTAAACGGCAATCAAATAGTAATAAATTCAGAACGAATACTCATATCAGCCAAAACCCAAGAGTGTGGAATCTTCTCAAAAAGAAAATTTTTTGTTTCAACTGATGATGAAATTACAATGAACGCAAAGCAACGAATTGTTTTAAAAACTGATATGCATACATCAATAGAATCACCTACAATTCACTTGGGTGTATATACAACAAGAAACCACCCATCATTAAAAGGGGATTGTACGGTTTGGTGGTTACAAGATTTATGCGATTGGTTATCTGGACATACTCACAGTGACCCGTGGGTAACTACAGGAACACCAACTCAACAAGGTTCATTAGCAGCTTTAAGAGCAAGAGCTCCAACATTATTGAGTGAACGAATATTTATATCTGGATAGAAAGGTTATACAATGAAAAAAAATGAATTAATAAAACTAATAAGAGGTGCGGTTAGGGCTGAATTAAATGAGTCTTTGCCAAAAATGTTGTCCGAGTTGATAAAAACAGAAACTACATCAAATGTGACGGGCGATTCAATTGGAATTACAGAGCAAATATCCGAAGTTGCTCCAACGAAAAACATACCCACAAAGAGGTATAGTAATAACGAAGCACTAAATAAAGTATTAAACGAAACTGTGGGGGGAATTCCATCAGAAAGTCCTCGTGTGGGAAATCAACAGACCATGACCGACTTAAATGGAAATGATGTGGATATAAATGCTTTACCTGATCATGTATCAAGTGCACTCACTAGAAATTACTCCGATGTAGTAAAACTTGTAGATCAGAAACGAGGTAAAATTAAATGAATAAAGACATCCCACTCGGTATCAGAATACCATACTCACGCGGTAGATCCGGTTTTTTCGACCAAACATATTCTGATATAGAGCGTGCACATACCAATTTAAAAATGCTTTTGATGACGGCCAAGGGAGAGCGACCCATGATGCCAACCTATGGAAGTGACTTAAGAAGTTTGTTGTTCAATCCAGCAGAAGAAGATTATGATGAACTACTTAAAGAAGCAGTGAGAGATGCAACCGAAAAGTGGATGCCAGAAGTGCTTGTGCTTAATGTGGATATAACAAGAGATACATCAACCGCACCCAATTCAGCGACAATACAAATTACATTTTCGTTAAGTTCAATTCCTGACTCATACGAAAAATTAGAAATAGAGGTTTCATAAAATGGCCAACGACACATATAAACAATCATCTGTAAGTAAAAAAGACATCAATTACACAGGTAAAGATTTCAATTCGTTTAGAAAAAACCTTATCGAATATTCAAAATCTTATTTTTCATCTACATATCGTGACTTTAGTGAAAACTCAACTGGAATGATGTTTATAGAACTTGCCAGTTATGTAGGTGATGTGTTGTCTTACTACATAGATCATCAGTTCAAAGAGGGGTTTCTACAATATTCATCGGAGAGAAAGAATATAATAAGTTTGGCAAACTATCTTGGATACAAAATAAGAACATCTGTATCTGCTACAACTGAGTTAGAAGTTTTTCAACTTGTTCCATCAAAGGTAGGTTTAAACGGAAAAATGGAACCAGACTTAAAATATGCACTTAATATTCAAGAAGGTATGGAAGTTGCGTCTTCTGACGGAAACTCACCTCCATTTAGAACACTTTCGCAGATAAATTTCAATGAAGACACAAAGGAGTCTCCACGTGAAATTAGTGTATATGAACGTGATACAATTGGTCAACCTACGTTCTACATTCTTAAAAAAAGATGCCTAGCAAGTGCTGGAACTTTAAAATCAAAAACAGTTAGAGTCGGTGAGCCAACTGAATTTTTTGAAATTACACTTGCTGATAAAAATGTAATTGAAATACTTTCGGTGGAGGACTCGTCTGGAAACCCATATTACGAAGTTCCATATCTTGCCCAAGATACAATTCCAATAGAAGAACCAAATGATTATCAAAACAATCCAGTATATTCAAAATATGCTGATTCTGTCCCTTACATATTGAAGTTCATAAGGTCTTCTAGAAGATTTACTACTATAGTAAACCCAGACAACACTACTACATTAGAATTCGGTGCAGGAAGTGATAAGTTTGATGATGAAATAATTATACCAACGCTAGATAACTTAGGAAAAACTATGAACTCTGCCAAAAACCTAGAAACTGGTATTGATCCAAGTAACTTTCTAAAATCAAATAGTTATGGAAGTTCTCCTTCCAACACCACACTTCTTGTGAAATATTATGTAGGTGGGGGAGTTTCGTCAAATGTTTCTGCAAACACACTAAATACTATTCAAAACATAAAATTTCAAGAAACCACCGATTACACAGATCAATCAGAACAGGCATCAATTGACACCGTTAAATCAAGTATACAAGTAAATAACCCACTTCCTGCTACTGGAGGAAAGTCTGCTGAAACCGATGAAGAAATAAGACAAAATGGACTTGCTTCATTTTCATCTCAACACCGTGCAGTTACACGGGATGATTATGTAATAAGAACATTGTCCATGCCACCCAAGTTTGGGAGTATAGCAAAGGCGTATGTATCCAAGGACGGAATTCTTGATACACGATCACAAACTAATATTTTTAAAGAGGCTTTCACAGACGAAGCAAAGACAACACCAAATGGAATGAATATTGTGTATGGAGAACTCAACAATCCACTTGCTATCAATCTTTATGTATTGTCATATGATAAAAACAATCATTTAATAAGACCGAATGAATTGATACTAAAAAACTTAAAAACTTATTTAGGTAAATATAGAATATTAACCGATGGTATTAATATTACGAATGCGTTTGTAATAAACTTTGGAATAAACTTTGAAATATCGGTATTTGAAAACTTCAATAAAAAAGAAGTTTTAATTACCTGTATTCGTGAACTTACTGATATGCACACAACCGATAAAATTTCAATTATGCAACCACTTGAAATTGGAGAGATAGAACTTAAACTAACAAAAGTATCTGGAGTCCGATCCGTGGTTGATGTTGAAATAATAAATTTAACAACTGAAAATGGAGACTATTCTGAAAACGAATACGATATAGGGGCAGCTACCACGGGTAAAACAATATACCCATCGATGGACCCTTCTATATTTGAATTAAAGTTTCCTAGTAAAGATATAATAGGGAGGATTGTATAATGATTAAATTTTTATATCCAACGGGATCGTGTACTTTATACAGCCACCACGATATACTAAACACAGGTGCTGACGAGATACTAGAAGTTGCTTCTGATTTTACACCAACGAGTGGTTCTATGGTTGCTCGATCTCTTTTATTATTTCCCAATGAGAGCATATTAGCAGACTTTAAAACAACAAACACATATACATTAAACTTAAAGATAGTACAGAGTGTAGAACTTGAATCTCAAGTAGAACTTGAAGTATATCCCGTTTCAGAGAAGTGGGATGCGGGAAAGGGTAGATTTTCTGATGCAGAGTTGTTATATCCAGGAGCATCGTGGTTATATAAAAATAAAGATAAAGATACATGGACTACAAATACACCCATTGAATATGACACGGGTGGGGGTGCTTGGTATGATAAATTTTATGACAATGAATTGAACGAAGAATCTAAATTAGAGTTTAAATTCAAGTTTGAAACATTTACTTCGGATGTAAAAATTGATGTAACCCAACTTGTTTCTTTTTGGAATATGTCTGCCATTGAAAATAACGGAATTATTTTAAAATTCAAAGACGACATATCAAATAGGTGTGGTAATTTAAAGTTTTTCTCACCAAACACAAATACAATTTATCGGCCGTATATTGAAGTTGGTGAACATGACTACAAATTTGAACCATATGTTATTACAACTATTACAAAAAACTCAGAACTTTCACCGGAATCACTAGACACTGGATCACTAGACACTGGATCACTAGACACTGGATCACTAGACACTGGATCACTAGACACTGGATCACTAGACACTGGATCACTAGACACTGGATCACTAGATTCCGGTTCATTGGAAGAATCTATTACTGATAATAGTGAACAAATAAAATCACTCAAGAGTGGTATCGTAGAGTTAAAAGATAAAGACTTGTATATTTTTATAGAAAACACAAAAGAGTCATACTCAAAAGATGAAGTTGAAAAACTGGTGGTCGGTGTAAGAGAACTAAACCCCAAGAAAACCTTCTCAAATAGAATGCGATACACGGGTCGTAATATTACCCCATATGATATGTTCTATTCTGTATTAGACGCCGAAACAGAAGAAGTTGTTATAGATTTTTCTGATTTTACAAAAATATCATGTGATACATCTGGTCATTACTTTAATTTTAGTTTTAATTGCTTATCTAGAGGTAGACTTTATAAATTTATTTTAAAATTAGAACATGGGGGTATTAGGAAAAAATACGATAGCAAATTAACATTTATGATAACAAATTAAGATGAATCAGCAGAACAACATTCCAGAATATTTAGATAATAAAAACTTTGATCAAACTGAGTTAAATAATTTACTCATGGGTACTCCCGTAACTGAAAATATTGATGATAATGGCAACCAACTAGTTGACATGAATACCGAAGATTTAAGTAACAACATTTCTGTGGTGAAACAAAATATCACAGAATTTTCTAATAATAAAATTGAGCAAAGTTACAACACAGCGTTCAGTGAACTTATAAGTGAATCAGATATTAACAACAATCTCATAATAGAAGAAGACATAAAACAACTGAGTGAGGATCAATTAAAACGTGAAGGTGTATTAGAGAACCAACTAGATGAATTATCAAAAGTATTAGAACGAGAATCCCAACGAAATATTAAAATACAAGAGGATGCAGAAATCAACTATAAAGCAATGAAATCTGTTATAGTTCAGCAGAGAATACAAAACGGAGAAGGTGTAGGTGAAAGTGATTTTTCCGATGCGTTTCCGTTTTTACCCAAAAGTGACACGGCATCTGGAGATGAAATCTCGTTCAACCCATCACCATATGCAACCGAACCCACATAATAAATACTTAAACTGGTTATGACTGATATTTTACAACACACATTCGCATCTAAGTTTGACATTAATACCAATGTTATTCGGTCTAGTAGTTTAGAACCCTCCGACTTTAATAAAATAAAAGAAAGAGAAATTTCGGGAGACTTATTCGGTGTAAATTCAAAAGATGTAATAGAGTTTTCGGCATTTACACAAAACAACGAACTTGTTGGGTGGAAGACTATACAACAGACTCCAAATTACTCGTCACGTGATGTATCATACTTAAATTCAAACGGAGTCCTTGAAAGAAAAAATATATCTTATTTAAAGTCATTGTATCCAAAAACAGCAGAAGGTGATATATTAGTTTCACCTAAGTATGAGTTGAACCAACTTGGGATTAGGCAGGGTGAGTATAAAGTAAGAATTTCATATAGAAACGATATAGTGGGTTCTTTTGAAAATCCATATAAACTACAGATAAAAGAAATATCTGGATCAAGAACTGAAATAAAAGCAGTAACTCAGTCTTTTAAAAATTCAAGAAACCCAAATCAAATTTCTTTCAATTTTGAATACGGAAACTTTTTAAACAAACAAACGGTAGTTGCTCATGTAATAGAAAAACTCAAAAATATACTCAAAAACAAAACATTTGTATCCGAACTCGAATCAAAAGAGTTTTCTAAAAAAACATCGGATTATTCAATGTATATAGAGAAAGCAAAAAAGTCATTTTCTTTGACCGAGTTACAAATCTTAAAAGAATTAGATTCTATATATACAAATCTAAAAGATACATATAGAAACTATCTGTATGGAAGTTACAATGAAGTCTTTTCACAAAATAGATTTTATACAGATTACATAAATTTAGTTGATTATACACTGAACACCTTTTCAAGATTCGTCCAGGAGAATAATCCTGATTTAAAATTGTTCTACAAATACATGATGATACAGATGTTTGATGAAGACGAAGTTTCAGAAGTATTCAAAAAACGATTTGACACATATCTTTTAAACGGAATGAACTTTGGTAATGGGTTATTCGTCCCGTTTTTAAAATATACAAGTTATGTAGATGAATCCTTATCAACCGACTCAAATGATGTTTTGTTAATAAAACTATTAACACCGTTGGACGAATCAATCACAGAAGATGTAAATTTTTATATATCTCAAAACCCGTACTCAGATGACATAGTAAAAAGTATTATACTCAGGTCGGTTGTTGAAAAAAGTTCCACGACCTTTAAATTGAGAGGTCCTGATATATCAACAAAGTTAACTTCAAACGCAACCAAGAAGTTTTCACTCAGTGAAGAAGAAGAGTCTCAGTTATTAAAAGATGATGAGCAGAGTGCAGAAAACCACTTCAAGACAACCAACACAGAAGTAGAAAATCTCAACATAGATTACTCTGACTTTAAAAACTTTGTTAAGTTTTCTTCTGCGAGGGCAAGGTTGGATAATTTTGTTTTAAAACTCACGAATATATCAAAACTTAAATTCAAGATACAAGAAACGATCAGAAAAATAAATAAATTAAATAGTGATGTATCCAGTGGATTTCTAACTGCAACCGAGGCAAGCAGATCGATTGATATATTAAAAAATGAAGATATCAGAAAGTATAATGAAGGGATTGTTGAAATATTTAAAACGTTTACTCCATACGATAAATTTCTATACTATGATAATGATAACAATGCTTGGCCACGGGAAACATCCTTTAGAATAAACGGATTTAGTGGAGCAGTAGATGGTGCGAATGGTTTGTACAAACTACACGCATCCAGAAAATACGACCTTGATAAAGTTTTTCTAAATGAAAATGACCACTCCTGGAAGATAATATGGGATTATACAGTTTCAAAATGGAAATTGTTTCAAGAAGATACTGATACATTTATCTATTCAGGAACATCTAATTTAAATTCAGGATTTACGGCAAACGAGAATAACAATGGTGGGTTTGCAAATCAGTCATCTCTGTTTAAACTCAACCTCTTAGAAGGAGAATATACTGAGGAAACTGCGATTTTTCCTCCTGAGTTAATCCCCACCCAGATAATTGAATTTCAGAAAAGTGATGGATTTGCTTGGTATAAAAGTAAAGCAAGGGAAGCAGATTTGCACGATAAATACAATGATGAATCACTCTACAATAGTTTACCTGAGTTTCTGGTAAGAACAAACGAAAACGAAGAGTTTACTTTGTTTCTGGGAATGATAGGAGAACAATTTGATATTCTTCATGTATACACAGAGAACATGACAGACATGGCAAGTGCCAGAAATTCAATGAAAAAAGGAATTCCAAACCAATTAGTTTGGTTTGTAATGAATTCATATGGAGTCAGACTTTCCGGTCGTACATCGGATCAACTTACAATTGGAAAGCAGTTTGAAAAAAACAGAGACATGGTTTGGCGCAGAGTTTTAAACAATTTACCTTATATTCTAAAAACATCAGGTACCGAAAATTCAATCCGTGCGTTGTTTAAGTGCTATGGAATTCCCGATCATCTGTTTAAAATACGAGAATACGGCGGAATAAATTACAACACAGACTTGGACGAATCCGATGTCAACTATAAAATAGATACATTTGATTATGCATTGCAGATAAATGAAGCAGACCAATATTTAGATATTCCCATAAACTTTGTAAAAAGTGAGGTAACCGAAACATCGATTGAGTTGAAACTCGGTGTGGGTAGGGAGTTTTTTGAAAATACCAACGACACAATAACATTTGAAAAACAAAACAGTGCCACATTACCTTCAAACATAGGAGTTGGTGTTGGGATTGAAAAACTGATTGACTCCGATGATGACTATATTATTGGTTCTAGTAAACCTAAATTTTACACAAAAGGAAAAAATCAAGATTCGTTTATTCCAGAAATGTGGAAATCTGAAAACTCAGTTATTGCAATTTCTTGGAAAAATTTTAGAGAAGGGGTTTCATTTTCATACCCAAAAGTAAACGCAGGTACAGAACCATCGTTTGTAACCATATACTCTGATCGTGCAAAGTTGAAAGATGGAACATATGATCCGTTGTACACTCTCGCAGAAATTGGTGCTCATGACACACTCAACGGGGAGATAGTGAGACTATCATTCAGTTTTTCACCTGAGGGTGAGTTAAATAAAGGTCAATTCAGAAATGACGAACATACTCTTGATTTTAGATTCGAGGGGAGTGTTGCGGGAAACCATTATACAATAAGTGAATTGAAGCAAAACGGATATCTTAATAACAGTGGTTACTATTCTATTTTACAATCAAATAAAAATTGGGAATTAGGAATTCACCGAGATGCCACATTTAAAGAAGGGTACGGAAAGTTTTATTTAAATTTCTATAATACTGATGGTATTCTTGTTTGTCCAAGTAAACTTTCCAATCCAATATATTTTGATGATGAGGTTGAGTATGATGTATTAATAACTAGCAAACAATCAAAAACCAACACAGATTCCGTTATATCTATGTATGTAAAAAGAATGTATGACTCAGCTGAGGTATTTTCAAGTCAAGAAGATTTAATAGTAACTGAGTACACCAAAAATAATATCCTGCAAACAAAAAATTTATATTTTGGAAACTATAATCAACAGACAAACTTTAGGGGAACTCTTGATAAACTTAGAATTTACACAACCACTATAACAGAAAAACGATTTATTGGTCATATAAACAATAATCAAGGTTATGACATTGATAACTATATTGAACTAGAAGATGTACTTCTTACTAAAATAAACTTTGATCATCCGTATTCACTTATATCGGGTACTATAAAAAACTATGCACTTTCACCACATAAACAGGATGTAGTTGCATATAATTTTACTGAAACCACATATCCGTACCACTTTGTGGGAAAAAACAGGAGTGAGCTTAGTAATCTTCCGGCAATGGGTGGAAAATCATTTAACAACAATAAAATACGAATTGAGACTCATGAAAAGATAGCTGAGTTAAACCCACGTTCCCGTTCTACAAAAAAATCAAAGGACAGGCACACGGTGGATTCAAATACACTGGGGGTGTACTTCAGTCCAACAGATATAACGAATCAAGAAATCATCAGATTCTTTGGTCAGATTAATTTAGGAGAATTTATAGGAGATCCACAAGAAACATATAACTATTGTTACAAAAAACTAGAGGGGTTGAGAAAAATATTTTTTAAACATGGTTATGGAAAGTTTGACATCCAAAAATACTTTAATCTAATTAAGTCTTACATTGATCCGTCTTTATTTGAAAACCTAGAGAAGATAATACCTGCCAGGGCAAATCTAATATCCGGATTATTAATCGAACCTTCTCTACTTGAGAGACACAAAATAATACCACCCCGTATAAAGTCTTCAACTTGGATAGACTTGGAGGAGAACTCATCATCGGATAAAGAAAAAATAACTGAAATTTTAAATATTGATTTTGATGTAGGCTTGTCCAAACAGAGCATAACTTCCTTTGGAAACGAGCGCACATACATTACAAATAAACACGGAGGATACAAACTAACACATGACTCGGACATTAAAGTTTTTAAAAACACATCTGAGTTTACATTTGACTACAACTATTGTGGGAAGTTGGTGGGTGAAGATGTCACGGATTCCACACGAGACATATTTACCGTTCACGGAATCACCGAACAAAATGGAAATCTTTTTAAGGTAGAAAAAATAAAAGAAAAAAAATCAATAGGAGTTCAGTATACTGGTAAGTTAGTAAATTATGATATATTTTTTAATGACGGAATTCAGATTTCAGGATTTACAGGTGGGTTGGAAACTGCAAACGGAATATATGAATTTAAATTTAAAGGAAGTTCCGGACTTCCTGTATTTACAAACCAAAGTAGGATGTGGTGGGTTTTTTATTCTCCTCAAAAAATGAAATGGATTATTGCATCTGACAATACGGTTGATGGTGGGAAATATTTAGCACTAAACCAAGGCAGACAATATGAAAACTACACCTGGATTGGTGGCAATAAAATTACAGACACCAACACGAATACACCAGAATGGTTCAGCACCGGATTTAACAACTCAATTCAATCAGACAATCTGCCACAACGAGGCATAGACTATTTCGGTCGTGTTAGTTTTATTTCAAAGTACGATAGATTCATTGAGTGTGATGCATATATACACGGATGGGTTAATGCAGAACTATACGGAATATATAAAGGTGAGTTAACTGAGCGTGTTTTTTCAGACGGATTGAGTTTCAAAAACATAAGCAAACCAAATGATAATTACACATTTTCTGGAGATAAAAAATATTTATTTTTAAACGGAACATTCCGAGGCAAGTTACAAAATGGGTGGGTGGGGAGTGATCAGATTCAGCAAACTGACTCGGATAAAAATATTAGAGTAGTTGGGTTTTTTGATGGCAAAAAATACGAATCGTGTGACAACCCACACTACACATCCGGATTAATAAATTCATTGGTTAGTTTTGACAACCGAGATAAGTTGGTTTTTGATTTTAGAAATTACAGTAGTAATAAAGTTAGATTTTCTTCTAAAAACTTCGACAATGTAAATTTAGTAAAAATACCAAACTCGTTGAAATATTCAAATGATGTCAACTTTAAGTTCATATCAGATTATAATATAAAAAATCAAGGAATTTCCGACGTAGTTGACTTAAGTAGTGGTCAAATCAAAAAGAAACACACACACAAAACAACTGATATATTTTACTCACCTGATGTATATGACATATCCGTTACACATGATATAAAACTAAAAACAAACTCAATTTTAGACATACAGTTTTTAGCCCAAGGAATAAAATTTAAAGTAGACGGAAGTGTGACGATAAGAATCAATGGATGTAATCTTAAATTTAATTTTAATAAAAATAGATACAAAAATTGTGATATAGTAAGTAGGGGAAATCAATTTCAATCTGGGTCGGTATATAACCAACAGGGTGAAAAGGTAAAAACAAATACTCGTAATTTAATTAATACTATCAGAGAAAGTATAAAATATATTTCAAACGAAAAAACTATAGATAATTTTGAAAAAAATATTTTAACAAAGGAAGATTATAGTTTAGTTTATGTGGGTGAGTCTCTTGATAATTTTGATTTTATGTTTTTAATATGCCTTGAGTCTACATCCGAGGTAACTTCCAACTTAAAGTCTGAAAACTTTTTTCAAAATACATTAATTACAAGACAGACAAAAGAAACACAATTTCACCCAACACCTATGCATATAAACAATATACCTCAGTTTGTTAGGGGAATTGACTTAATTAAAAACGGAAGGGGTTATACAGGACAAGAAGAAGTAGAAATATATGGAAACAGACCTGCTAACTGGAAGTCTTCTTGGCCACAAAAGATAAGAGCATATAAACTATTTAACATAGACAGTTCATCGGGAGAAATAACAGGAATAAAACCAGATAACTTTTTAATAACAGGAGCAAACTGGATTACAGATTCTACCATAACATTTAATGACACTCCAAAAATAAAGATTGAACCCCCGATCACCGATACACGATATACAAACACAGAAAAAGCAGAACTCAGAATTATTACGGGAGAACCAACACCGGTTGTAAGTTCAATCGTTACACTTCAAAACTATGTAGACCTTGAACTTGGTGACACAATTGGAAAATCATTAAGTTCTGCAAATGTTTATTTTGAGGGACGTAGTTCAGTAAAATATGATACTGGGTTGATTCACACCAAAAAAATTAATATACAAACTTCAGAAATTACTTCAAGTAAACGATTAAACTCAACAGAAGTTATAGTTTTTTCTAACGAATCTATTTTAGATTTTGAATTATATTTAGACGCAAAAATAAAAGAAGTAATGAGGTCTGATATATGTGGAAACGAAACACCCATTTCGTCTGATACATATGAAATTCAAATTACAAATTTCTATGAGGAAGGTGGAGACATAGATCACGGAATTACATACACCAAGAACAGAGAACTTGTAAACAACTTTTTTGTGATTTTAAATGAACAAAAAGCATCTGAACTGAATGAATTCATATCGGATGAGCAATATATAAACAAAATATCTAAGGTAACTGATAATAAATATTCCGAGGGATATGTGAGGATAAACGGATTCACAACTACGCAATCTTCTGCGAATGGTATATATAGATTTAGAAATGACATTTCATATTGTGATAAATTTGAAGCATATAATGTTCCAATTCCGACATATACGAACGAAAACAAAGAGTGGATCATAACTTATGATGAGGACATCAAAAAGTGGAAACTTAGAAATATTAAAAATTTAAATTTCATAATTTCAAATACAAAATATTTAGAAGATGGATTTCTAGCAAACAAACATAATAATCAAGGGTTTTACACAGGAAAAGAAGTATTGGTTAGTCCTGATAGCATTGTTGATAAAAATGGGTTTGTTTATGGTGAAACTAATCAAATAATAGGTAATAAATTTCAAGAAGCGAATGTGTCGGTTAGCAACAGGTTTAAGATAGTTCCCAACAAGTTATTATTTAAACTTGAAAAGAAAAATTTTAATAACTTTTTAATTTGGAAGATTGCCATTAAATCTAAAACAAATAATAAATTTATTTATGAAATCCCACTTGTGTATATGAACTCCGATTCACGTGATGAGTTGTTTTTAGACAAATATAATAATATAGAAGAAAAGTTAAAATTGCTTAATATAATGCAATATCAAGAAACAAGTGCGTGTAATTTAAATTTTCAAAATGCAATAGTTTGGAAAATAAAATCAACTAATGAGCAGAGTGGTGAATTTTCAAATAAATCAAAAATTAACACACAGGGGTTGACATATTTAAATGCAACCTGTTTTTCTAAGGATAAAAACCACACCTTGGGTGGAAGGTATTCATATGTTGTAGATAAAATAATAAACGAAAATAACTCTGTTGTTGAGTTTTCTGGTTTAAATCGTGCATGGAAAATGAAAACACTAATCAGAAATGTTAGTTTGACAATGAACCACAAGTATCCACGATGTGGTGTGTATAAAACTACAACAAAAAATATATATTGTATATGTGAATACAAAACCGCAGATGATAGTGGGAATTTAGCAATTGAACTTAAAAATTTAACGGATGAATATGAAGATGCAAACGGAGTTTATTATTCATATGGATATCTAGAAACTGGTGAATATCTTTTTAGAAATAGTGATTCGAATTGGTTGTTTCATACATCTGACAAAGGAGAAACCTGGGAACTTAGGAACGATAGACTACATCCTACATTAAAAATAGAACAATACAGTCAAATTGATCAAGTTGGAGTATATACAAATCGGTCAGAAACTTTGAAATTTTACATAAATTTTGAAATAGACTTTATTTTTGAAGATACACGTGACTTTTTAAATGTAGATGTTGAATCCCTTAGTTTAAAAAGTAATATTGGTGAGTTGATCGTTTACAACAAAACAGGATACGAAAAAACGATTTCAGACGATATGAAATTAAAGGCTGACGTCAGAATTACAAACGCCGAAAAGATATCTAAATATTGGTCATCAATTCCATGCAAAACCGAACGAAGTGTGGGTGATTTTTATATTCACAATAACCTGTTTCTTAAATTAAAAAACGAAGTTTATGTGGATGGTGATGGTTTTGATAAATTTAAATTAAATTTTATTGTAGAAAACTCAAGAGATATTCTTCATACAAATGTTGAATATGATGCTAATCTAAGTCAACACTCAAGTGATATGCCCCATGTTATTGAAAATTTTTATGACAATAGTTTTAAAACCAGTGTTAAGTATAAAGTAGGAGACCGTGTGTATCATAATTATTTAATGTGGGAATGTAAAAAAGACACCCCTGACAATAGAAGTGTAATACCGGGAGTTGATTTTGATACGGGAAACCATTGGAAAATATTTAACAACAACTATACTAAACTGTGCGTTACCTCAACTATAAATGTTAAAAAGAAAAAATACAAAGACACAAATCTAGTCAATTATCATGACTTTGAGTTTTTAAATGAGTTTGTTAAAATATTCAAATCACAGAACCAATTTAACATGGGAATTGATGAAAGTGTTATGTGCTTTTCTAATAAAAAATATTTAATAGAAAAAAAATATTTACCATTTGATTTAGCACACATAGGTACTACTAAAAACATAATTTCACATGGTAAAGTTAGAACTCACACCGACAATAGTTATAATAGAAATCTTGGTGTTTCTAGTAATAGCAACGAAACAACAATTGACACATCAACTGGATATGTATGCGGAAAGCCATCAATTGTAAGAACATATAAAAAGTCAGATAAACGAAAAGTGGAGTATGAAAAAGACTCGTTTTGGTTTAATCAAGATAAAAAGCACATCAAACAAACTGAACCAACTCTGGTTTACGAAAAACCAGAAACTGACCCAATTATATCTTTTAGATTCGAAAACCACGATACACTACAAGACATCACATTAAAAGTTACGAATTTTAATTCAACTGAAACAGAAGATGCAAACGGATTATACAACAAAATTAATCGTTCATATAATAATACTCATGTATTTGAAAACGAAAATGGATACTTTATATACAAAACCGATGAATGTTGGGTGGTTCAAAAATCAAATAAATTTAATGATTTACAATTTTTAGAAAATGTGGGATATGATTATACTACAAGTGAAACAAAACGAATCGATGGGGATTTAAATGGAAACTTTGGAAGCAGCTCAAACTTCTCATCGCAAACTGGTCTAATAGAAATAATATCTAATAACATAATCGAGAAAACACCAACACCAACTCCCGAGCAAACCCCAACCCCCACACCCACACATACACCCACACCAATTTCAAATGAATCTCCTGAGACCCCCGAGGGTATACTGACACCGTCTCCAGTTCCGGTCAGCACACCAACTCCTGTGCTTGGTGATGTTACACCAACACCCCAAGAAACTTTTCAAACTGATACTGCGTTTTTATTTGAATATGGTGATTTTGCAATCACAACTAAAAAATATGATTTATCAAAAAACCAACACTTAACAGAATTAGAAATAGCAGAAGACTTAGACGACCAGAGAATAATTATTTCAGGTATTATGTCTGTCGAAGATATACAAGAACGTGAAGAAATATTATCAGAAATACCGGATGCAGCTAAAAATTTCGGATTACGTGTTTCAAATTACACCAAAATGATTGATGAATCGATTACATCAGAAACTATAAATCAGTATGGTTGGGATTCTAGTAATATACACAAAAACGGCAAATTCAGAGCATTTTATATGTCAAAGAATCAATTGGGTCTTTTACACAAATATGACAACCAACATTTATTTGCAGATTATGGATATTTCATTAAAAGTTGGGTAGGTGCAAGACACATTGCCGTAAAAGTTCTAAACCAGATTGATCCTGTCACTGAACTATCTGCGACAACAGGACGACCCGATGGTGTGTTGTTATCATGGAAACCATCATATAGTGCAAGCTACATAAGAATAGAAGCACATGATGAAAACACATCTGATTGGGTAGTTGTCGTTGACAATCTTTCGCAAATAAGAGCAACTGGTGGGTATCTTGATACATCACTTGAATTAAACGAAGAAAGAAACTACCGAGTCATATCAGTAGGACCATCCGGAAAAGAAACATCGTCAGTAACCATAACTGGGTGGAGGTTGGGAATTCCAGATGCACCTTCATTCTTGAGTGTATCATATGGAAAATATTCTAATAAAATAGAACTTTCATGGGACGGGAGTTCTGTAAACTCCCAATTCAACAAATCAGACAGTTTTACAATTCTCAGATCGGAGACTAATGAATTTGAAGACTTTTCAACCTATGTTGCGATTGCAAATAATGTTAAGGAAACTACATATACCGATACCGATAATTTAAACTCTACTTTGATATATTGGTATGTAGTTGTTGCTAATAATGAAAAAACAAAAATAATGACGGAGGAAGAGTTTACTAAAAAAGCAAACTGGTCAACTTCTGTTGCGGGTAAATTATCATAAAATAAACATGAATACTATACATAAATTATATTCCGAAGATACGAATAAAGTTGATGCAGTTTTATATAACGGTAAGCTTATTAGTGCAGGTCAAAACAGGGGGTTTAAAACCGCAGTTGAATTCAACAATGATTCTGATATAAATGAAACAATTCAATCATTTGCTGATATTAATTGTGATAGTTTTTCAACAAGAGAATTATCTCTTTCTTTTTGGATACACCCAAAAAATAAAAGCTTTCAAAACTCACCAATATTTGTAAATGAAGATAACGACAAATTAACGGGTGTTTTTTACAATTGTGGAGAAGATGATGAAGGGCATCTAGGGGTATGTTGGAATGATGATAAAAATAACCAACCTACGAAATTTGATGTAAAAATATCAAACTCTGGATGGGTACACTTTATTATTTTATTTGAAAAAGAAGGTATTGTTAGAGTATTTGGAAATGGAAAATATCTTTTTAAACACGACATGGGGCGAGATTTGGAAAAAGTAAAATTCTCAAACATGAAACTTGGTGGGTTTTCTGGGTGGCTTGATGATTTTAATGTATATCATTATCCTCTAAAATACGGAAAAGTTAACCTGAACCAACTTGCAACACAGAATGTCTCTTATCTATTTAATACAAGTAGAAAAAATGGGAATTTGTCAATTCCGGTTGACATTGATTTTGAAGAAAAGAATGAACCTTTTCACTATCTGCAAAACAATAAATTCGTAGAAGCACATGAAAATTACAACTTACAAAAGCAAAATAATCAAAATTACTTTAACGAGGAATCTATGTATCAAATTGTGGGTGGTGAAAATGACGGAAAACTTACAGAGGCAACTGGTGCATTTAGGACTTTTTTAGGTAAGATATATGACGAATCACCCAAAGAAGACAAATAAAAAATCTTATATATAAATATTTATATGAAATAATTTTAAATTAAATATATATTAGTATGGGTTATCTAAATAATGAAACTATAACCGTTCATGCGGTTCTTACACGAAAGGGTAGAGAACTACTTGCTTCGGAGAATGGTCTAAATATCACAAGTTTTGCACTTGCTGATGATGAAATAGACTATACACTATACGATCCGAATCATCCAGAGGGATCGCAATACTACGACTCTGCACTTCGTAACATACCTGTATTTGAACCCCTTACAGACGAAACACAATGTTTAAAATATAAACTAGTAACACTTCCACCTGGAACAGAATATATTCCCACCATTAAACTTGGTCAACAAAACATTATTGTTGATAAAACATACAATGGAGTTATTAACATAACACCCACAACAGAACCTGTGTACAATACATCACTTGGATATACTGCGGTTTTATCAAACAGAAATGTAGGAACACTAACAGGTACGGGACTTGATGTGGATGCTTCACAAACTGCTTCTATATTTTTAGGAGATACTTCAAGTGAAATGGCAACTACTGAAGTTGGGTTTTCTTTTACATTTAAACCAAATAAAAGCATAACAACTGACCAACGAGCAACATTGACTATAATTGGAAACGAAAGTGGTGGGTCAACTTCAATTCCTGTTATCGTAACAGTCGTTTCGGCAAGTGAAAATTCAGAACAAGACACACTTAATACATTCCTATGAGCATATACAGAGAAATAGAACAAACTGATAAAGTTTTTGGTCGTGTAAGAAAAGTATCTTCAGGGTTATTTTCAACAGGATTTGAGTGCATAGATTTTTATATAGATAATTCTGAAGTTTCCAGTAACATAAGTGGGTGGGTTGAGTCAACACCCGATGAATCCACAGAAAATTCGTATGTAATTCCAGAATTTGATGACTTCGGAAATGTTACGAACTATAATGAAGACACTATAATATTTGAAGGGGAGTCGACGGGAACACTCGGTGCGAATAAAAAAAAATGGAACGATGTCTCATTTGGAGATTATTATGTAAATGTATATAATGAACCAACATATGTTGATGGAGTTCCAAATGACAACTCAACTTCACAATTTTCTATATCATACGGAAACAAGCATGGATACGGTTCACTAAACTCTGATTTATCTACATCTGTCACAAAGGCAGTTTATAATCAATACAAAAATATACTACTGGGACCAGGTGACTCTAGTTGGACATTTGCACTAGATTCAAATACCAATTCATTTAAAGACAGAGATTCAATATACGTAATAAACTTCTCATCATCACAGTTAAAAGAAAAGTTTGATCCGGGTAATCTTGAATTTAGACTAACCATAACACATGGAGATATTACCGTAACCGAGACATTTAGAGATGATAGTAGATTCACAACGAATTCGGTTAGAAACCCGTCAACAGGAAAAGTATATCAGATAGTTACTGGTTCTATTGTTGATGAGATGACGAATGACAAACGATACGCATCCGGATCAGGAGACGGATCGGGAGAAGGATTTGGGTTTGCGTATCCGGATTTGGGTATTCTTGTTTTAAACCCGTTTGCATTGTCCTGTCACTTTGGAAGTAAAATAGAAGAAGAGTTAATTAGTAGAGGTGACTCAGAGCAAGCTTCTGAAAAAAATAACAAAGGTAGGCAACTCAGTTGGTATGGAAAAAGTGATCCAACCGTAATTAACACAAGTGAAGAACTTGGTTCATCTGATTTACAATATGGAACAGAGCGCAATCATCAAAATTTTATGAAATTATTCAATGCTATTAAATTGGGTGGGTCGTTCAAAGCAAGGAGCACCGAATTTGTGCCATCCAAGCATTATTTTATAAGAGTAAAAAATACAGACTTTAACTACAGTAATAATCCTTCATTTGTGTACGGTGGTAAAGAGGCAACTCAACTACATGAAGAGGGTTCTGGTCCTAATCGTGACTATTGGATCGGAAGGTTGCGTCATGAAGATTTTATTGATGACCCAAAGTCTTACATTACTACTGTTGGTTTGTATAACGAAAACAATGAGTTGGTTGCAGTTGCAAAGTGCAGTGTTCCGATTTTAAAAAGTTTTGATACAGAAACATTGATAAAAGTAAAACTAGACTTCTAAAGAATACTTGTAAATATTTTAATACAAATATATTTATATATTGTGATAAAAGTATTAAAACTATCAAATAAGTCGGTCACACGATTTAATACTAATAAAAAGTGGAATTATAGTACACTTGATTCTGGTAGTAATATAGTTCTAGAGCAAGGTGACGGTGTCCCACTATTTTCATCTGCAACAAATAAATTATCAACAGAGCAGAATAACTCCGAGTTTAAGTTGAATATGAGGGTTGGTAAAAAAGTAACCGGTACTTTTTTCTCAAAAGACAGTAAGCACTTTAATTCAAAAAAAGAACTTTTGAATTATGATGGATCATATCAACGGGTTGTATATAATAGTGTAAAGCATCTGTTCTATAATGATTATGGAACAGTTGGAGATAAAGAAAATGATCAGCACTACAAAAACCCAATGAACATTTTTGGAAGTGAAACTGGAATCTATTCACCACAAAACTTTAATTCAAACACACTTGATGCAGATAAACGAAGTGAACGTAGGGTGTTGAAAGATGAAGTTACCGTTCTTGAGATTCCAACTGGAGTATTTGGTGAGAAAATAAAACCAGGTACATTAAAAATATTAGATCACAGTTCTGAATACGAATCAATAGAAATTATTGATGACGGAAATACCAACTTAGTTGTGGGGTCAGATACTTTTAATAGTATATCTGAACTAAACTTGAATTCATTCTTTAGTTCAATATCCGAGACAACATCTACGGATGATAAGATAAATATTGATTACACCGATTTGTCGTATGGGTTTACAATCGACTCACATGGAGACTTTCTCCTCACGGGAGCTCCTATATTACCATCATCTCCTTCTGAAAATCAATCTGGTCGTGCATCTTTACATAAATTCAACCCAACCTCCAATCAACATGAATTAGTAAAAAACTTTTATTGTCCATTTACACAAAACGGAATTGCACAAGAAAACAGAAATGATAATTGTCAGTTTATAATAACGGAGTTAGATGATATTATATCAACCGAAGATTTTCTGGTAAATGATAATTTTGGAAAATCTGTTTCAATTAACGAAACGATATGTGCAATTGGGTCTCCTGTGTCACATATAAACGGAAGAAATGGTGATCAGCCAACTGGTCATGTTTTTATTTATGAAAAAAACAAAGGTGGAAAAGAAAATTGGGGAATTATAAATGTATTTGAAGGAACACCTGACTCTGAGTTTGGGGAGTCTATTTCAATTGATAAAGATTTTATAGCAATTGGATCACCTAATTTTGACAACGGGACTGGATGTGTTTATTTATTCAAAAAAACAAAAAGAACAAAAGAACACCCGTGGATCAAGACATCGTCTGTGTACGACTCATATAAGTGGGATTCTGTACTATCTAAATACGAAGGAATTCCCACACAAAATACAGAGAAATATTCTAAGTATCTTAAAGAACGTGATAGAATCATTTCACGGAGGATTTCAAAAACAATCAAAGAACTTAAAAAATTAAGAGACACGGGAACTATATCAGATGTAGAATATATTCAAAACATTCCAACAAAAGAAGATTATAGTGAGGTATTTCCATATAATTATCTATATACAGACAATAATAGAGATTGTAATAGTGAATCTGCAAATTGGTATAACCAAAAAATATGGAGCAAACATACGCATCCAGCAACCCGTTGCCAATTTTCTGAAACTGAAAAGCACTACAAGAAATCTACTTGGCCTGGGTATATGACAGATGAAAAAACAGACCTATATCTACCGAACCCACACCACGAGCAAAACAAAGATAACAAATGGGCATATCGGTGGAAACTTCAAAATATTGAAGGGGGTGCTGAGTTTATTCATCTATTCGGAGACGAAGACGAATGTGATTCAGAAGAATTATCCATGTTTTCAGATACGACCTTGAATTCATTCGGTGACGATAGTGGGTTTCCATTGACAGAATATTCAGAAACACCAAAAGAGTCAATTGGTGATACCACATTTGATTTAGTGGGAACTATAAAATCACCTGATCTGAGCAGTAAACGATTCGGTGAGAAGGTAGTTATTAAGGGAAACAAGATATATGCGTCAACATACTCAACTGATCTACCTCGGTGTTATATGTTCACAAAAACTACAAATAAACATGGATGTGAGGTATGGGATTTAAAAAATACAATATCTGAAACAGAGTTGATGGGACATACATCTGAGTCATATGTAGATGAAACGGCATTCAAGTCGGTGGAAATAAACCACTATGATACATATTTTGATATCAAGGTTTGTCCAAATATACAACCCAGTTCAGGATCAAACGGAACAGATGTGTATGATAATTGGATATACAGCTTTGACCAACCTATTTTGAATTCGGAGTATAAAATACAAGGTGGGGTGAGGGTTAATAAATGCGACTCTATATGTAAAGACTTTAACACATTTAAATACTACTCACGATTTGGAAAGATAAGCACAAATCAGTCTGCACACATACCTGCTAATTACGGGACCTCTGTAAATCTACCGATGTTAGACACATCTGCAAAGTTTTTTAGTAAATCCGAGTTAGCAGATTCGTTTTATCATCCATCCGAAAACTCGACCGGAGTATCTTGGAAAAACGCAAGAGAGAACGTTTCGTTTGCATATACAAATGTTGAATCTGGAACTTTTCCAAATTTCATGACGATATATTCAAATGATGCGAAACAAGATGATGGGACATATGATCCACTTCACACACTGATAGAAATCGGTGCACAAGAAACTCTGAATAATAAACTTGTCAGATTAATAATAAATAGTGGTATGGGTGAAACAGAACACTTTTATGAGTTTTTATATCGTGGGTCAATAGAGGGTACTCATTACACAATAAATGAACTCAAGCAGTCATTAGATTTTGAATGCACTCTCCCACCAAACAGAGGACATTATGAAATAATTTCTAATGAAAATTTCGTAGATTCACTCGGTAATAAATCAAACGCAAAGTTATTCTATAATAAAGAAAGTGATACCGTGTACTCAGAGCCGTGGACTCCCGATGATACATTAAGTATAGGGTGGAAAAACCTCAGAGAAAATGTATCGTTTTCATATCCATTGGTTATCAAAGGAAAACATACATCTATAATGAAAGTGTATTCAAACAATGCTAAAAACTCAGACGGTTCGTATAATCCTTTGAATATATTAGCAGAAATTCATGCACAAGAGACACTCGAAGGTGAAAAAGTAAGACTCACATTCAACGCAGGATCCACCCATGAGTCAGAGTATTATTATGACTTTATATACAATGGATCACCAACTGGTACTCAGTATACATTAAATGAACTTAAAACATCATTAGATTATAGTTGTACATTACCACCAAACCTTGGTGAATATATTCAAATTCCAGAAGACAAATTTACAGACCCACTCGGTGGAAAAGTACCTGCACGGTTGTTTTATAAAGGAGAGACTACACCGTCTTACATACAACCTTGGTGTGGTGATGACACGATTGGGTTATCTTGGAAAAACTTCAGAGAAAATGTATCTTTTTCATATCCCAATGTTACTCGGGGTAACCTTCCTTCGTTTATGGCAATTTATGCAAATGAAGCAAAACAAGATGATGGATCATATGACCCAAGATACATCTTAGCAGAAATAGGAGCACAAGAAACATTAAACGGAGAAACGGTACGACTTACATTTAATACCGGATTTGTTGGTGGGGATGAATATTATTATGAATTTATATATCGTGGGTCAATTGAAGGAACACATTTTACACTAACTGAACTTAAAGAAGTACACGATACCACGTATGCTGAGACAAACATAAACTCAGGAACAATCCGGTATATCAATGATTATGAAAATTTGAATATATTTAAAAAATGCCGACTTCCAAAATTTTATTCAAAATCAGAAAACCAACTTTCATATGTTGAACCATATTCATCTGACGAAACTCAAGCAATATCATGGAAGAACTTCAGAGAAAATGTTTCATTTTCATATCCAAACATAGACTCAGGAACTGAGCCAAGTTTTATGACAATATATTCAGATGGAGCAAAACGATCAGATGGATCGTATGATCCTGTTTATACATTGGCAGAAATCGGTGCTTCGGATGCAATGAATGGTCAAGTTGTAAAACTCCTTATATATGCTGATAATTGTAAAAATGATAAAACTAAAGTTTTTGAGTTTATATATAAAGGATCAGTTGGGGGTTCTCACTATACCCTCGGTGAATTAAAAAATAAAATCGACTACGATTGTACCTTACCTCCCAACATGGGAATTCCTGTTTTGCTAACAACAATAGACAAGACGGCAAATGAAAACTCGCTGCTTTTTAGTAAATCTAAAGGAGGGTTGTCATATACAGAACCCTACTCATCTGATAACTCAATGGGGTTGTCATGGAAAAACTTCAGAGAAAATGTATCTTTTTCTTATCCTGATGTATCCAGAGGTGACTACCCCTCTTTTATGGCAATTTATGCAAATGAAGCAAAACAAGAGGATGGAACATATGATCCAAGATACATCTTAGCAGAAATAGGAGCACAAGAAACATTAAACGAAGAAACGGTACGACTTACATTTAATACCGGATTTGTTGGTGGGGATGAATATTATTATGAATTTATATATCGTGGGTCAATTGAAGGAACACATTTTACACTAAATGAACTTAAACAATCATTAGACTTTGATTGCACACTTCCTGCGAACTTGGGTGGATACACCTCTATATCAGATCGTGAATTCATTGATCCACTTGATAACAAATCCAGAGCAAAGTTTTTCTCAAAGAACGAAGATGGAGTTTCATATACCGAACCTTGGATTGGTGAAGATGTAATTGATATTTCATGGAAAAACTTCAGAGAAAATGTATCATTTTCGTATCCAAATGTGAAAAAAGGAAATACACCATATGCTATGACAATATATGGAAATGGTGCGGTTCAATCAGATGGAACATATGACCCATTATATATACTTGCAGAAATCGGAGCTCAAGAAACTTTAAACGGAGAGTTGGTTAGACTAACATTTAATTCAGGTTTCGTGGATGGTGAAGAATATTACTATGACTTTGTATATAGTGGTTCACTAGATGGTACTCACTATACAATCAACGAATTACGAGAATCAGTTGAGTTTGAGTGTATGCTACCATCAAACCAAGGAACATCAGTTTCTTTATCAGAGATAAAATTCGATGACTATTTATTAAACTCTGCTGGTGCAAAGTTTTTCACAAAAAATAAGAATCAAAGTTCGTATAAACACAATCCACATATTGATGAAATTTCAATTAGTTGGAAAAATTTCAGAGAAAACGTATCGTTTTCCTACCCAAGTATAAATTCCGGATCAGAACCCAGTTTCATGACCATATACGCAAACGGTGCCAAAGATAAAAACGGTAACTATGACCCGATAAAAACCCTAGCAGAAATAGGAGCAGAAGATTCGTTAAATGAGCATACGGTTAGATTGACATTTAATTATGGGTCCGAAACTGACGATGAGTTTTATTACGAGTTTATCTACAACGGATCATTAAACGGAACACATTATACACTTGGTGAACTCATGGATCAAGGTTTACTAAAAAGAGTAGAATCAACCACACTCCTTCAAAAAAATAAATCTGATAAAAATAATAGATTTTATGTCGAAAAACTTAAAAGTGAATTAGTAAAACAAGTTGATCCTCAAAGTGTTAGTGCAATTTCGAGTAACACGAATACAGAAATTAAAAAAATAAAATCCTTTGGAAAACTACCTGTCAATTATGGTCACAGAGACACGATTGATATTCAACTTACGGATGATATACTACACTCGTCTAATCAGATCACATTTTATAGCATGACTGAGTTTGGTGAATCGTACACACAACACAGTGGTTTGGAAGATGAGATTTCACTTGAGTGGAGAAACTTCAGAGAAGGTGTGAGTTTTTATTATCCAACTATCTCAAAAAAATCATCGGATGAGGGTGGGTGTTATATGAGTATATATATGGATCACAACACCGATGATGGTTATGATAAAAACAGACTTCTGGCAGAAGTGAAATCAAATAGTACATTGAACGGAGAGATCGTTAGATTGGTTCTTAACGAGAATGATAATCGTGAGATTTTCTATGAATTTCTATTTGACGGTACATTAGAAGGTACACACTACACACTCACAGAGTTGAATGAGAACATTTCTCCAAATTTAAATAAACCTTTGATAATCCACTCTCCTGAACTTGAAAATTGTAAAGTTAGAATAGATAAAAATCAACTTACATCTGGATTGCATAAGTTGTATATATTATTATTAGATTCGTCTGATCAACCAATTGGTGAAGAATCGAAAATAGAGATGTATAATAATCCAATTATTTATGACTTAGAGTCTCGTGCAAACTTAGTTAAAAAATCATATACCTATTCAACGGATATAAAATCTAAATTTGGGAAGGGAATGGATGCATCAGATAATTTTTTGGTTATTGGGAACCCAGTAGACAGAAAGTACCACACAGATTACATGACATCATATACGGCCGGTAGTGCATTTGTATTTAGGGTAAACGAACAAACTTTAGACTTCATTGAAAAAATTTATGGTGAAGAAAACTTTGAAAATGAATTTAGTTCAAAATTCGGAAGTGATATATCTGTACTTGGGAGTAACTTTTTAGTTGGAAGTCATTCAACAGAAATGACAAATATTAACATAAACGAAAGCAGTGGAATTAAAAAACTCGATATTGAAGACTTAGAATTCGGAGCAACGAAATATTCAGACGAAACATATAATACAAATGAAGCACTGATAACTGATTACGAAATTGATTTAAATAGTGATGTGGGAGATGCGATAATAAAAGTAAAAATAGATGACTTAAATATAAATAAATTATTACTTAGTGAAGCAACATTAAAAGCAAACTTTATTGATACGGGGTATGAAACTTTAAGAATTTCTGGTGCTGGTGGTGAATTAACCGAGACTTTAAATGGAGTATATAGATTGGTAAAATCTCCAATTAATGTTGTGTCTGGATGCGATATAGATTTAAATTCAACGAATCGTGTTTATATGAATAAACATAACTGGTCGGTATTTTTTGATAAGTTAAGGAGTTGCTGGGTTCTTACAGATAAACCTAATATATCAGTTGAATATGAAATACCGTGTAGTTGGAGTTCTGCTCTTGAAATATTTGAACGAATTAATTTAATAAGTGAGTTTAATTTGCTAACCGAAGAGATGCTGACAAGTGCACTTGCTTTGTATAATATAAGTGACCATGATACGATAACTAAATGGAAAGCACGAACACAAACTAGAATTCCTAGTATACAAATTAGGTATGTGGATTTAATTAGAGAACTTGAGTCAATTACTAAACTTGAATTAACAGAGGAACTCACCGAAGAATTGTTTTATTTGTATAGTTCAAATTCAAGAAAACGAATAGACATAGGCATACTGAATAGGTGGAAAGAGTCTACCAGTAATCTAGGGATATTACCTTTTATATACGAAATGGATTCAGTTAACCCCATTTCTTTAAATTTTGATTTATTGGTTAAAACTTTAGATATCTATAAATTAAAAGATTATGAAATATTAAAATCATGGTCAGTTAAACTTGGATATGAACACCTTCTTGGTGATTTACTGAGAGAAATTAGACCAAGATATCATGATAAATTATCGTTATATAATCTTCGGGTGTTAAGTAAAATTGCTTTAGATTTTATAAATCAAAGAAAATATAACCCGTTACTTACATTTGAGGATCTGTGTTCCGATGAAGAAAGTTTTAACCTATCTGAAGAAGAACTTGTTAGTTACAGACAAAAATGGAAACCTCATGTGGATAGTGGGTATTTGTTGAGTGATGTTTTCAAGGATATAAATAAAAACATAAATATCAATTTTGCGTTGTCGAGTGAATCATCCGAAGAAGAAATTCCAATGAATTTCAAATCAGGCATTGGAACTCTTGACGGTGAAGTTATTAATGTATATTCAAACAACGATACAACAGGTCAAAATTCATCATTAACTTGGGGTATATACCGAGATGAAACAAAGATAGTAGGAAATCATATACACTTTAATATTAATTTACTTCCCGACACCAAACTGGATAGTACATTGGTTTTTGTGTATAACTCAGTAAAGTCTGCAATTAACGGGTATGTATATTATTACTCAATAGACAGCACTAACAATAAGTGTAATAAGTTAAAGAGAATGAAAACCAACAAGACATCTTATTCATGTAAAAAGCAATATGGTCATTCCGTGAGTTTAAGTAAGAATTTCATTTCGGTTGGGTCTCCTGTCCTTGGTAATTTTAATATTGATGAAATTACTACATTCGGTGGAAGATCAATGGTATCGTTTGCAGAATCTGAGAAACTTTTCGTAGAGTATGATATGATACACCCATCTGATATAAGTCAACTTAGTAAAAAGGTCGTGGGTTCTATTATTGCATATGATCACTCTGCTATACGAGATAATAAACGTCATTATATAGGAAATATATTCTATAAGAATGGAATTATAGCACTTACGGATAGAAGTGGGTATTTCTCAAATGTACTAAACAACAGTGGTATATCTGGATTTGAGTTAGAGTTCAAATCTATGCATACATTATATGAAAACGAAATATTGTGTAAGGTTGAACCACATGAATTTAATTTCAGCACAAACCCCACATCTGTTGCAACCGGAGTCATTGCATATGATATAAATCAAGATGGAAAATTTGATATTATTGATGCGGCCTACATATTTAAATACATAATGGGTGAAGTGGGTGACATAGAAATAACTGATGATGAGATAATAGAAAGTGAAACATCAATTAAGTTGTCGGATAAAAATAAGTGGCCAAAGCAAGATATATTGATGACAGAATCAGAAGATGCTTTGTTGATGGATTTATTTTTTAGTTCCAGTGTAATTGAAAATCGTCCAGTACATGACAAAATATTATCAAATTTAAAAGAAAAATATGAAAACGGAGAGTTTGATATCAACGGAGACGGAAAAACTGATGAAGTTGATGCTAACTTATTATTGAGATATTTCATAGGGAGACGGGGTTCATACTTAACACGTGATTTGGTAAGTAAATATAACGATTCAACTAGAACAGATTCAAGTAGTATAGTAAAGTTTTTAGATGAAAAGACAGGTAAGAACTTAGGAAAAGAAATATTAAAAGATTTTCAAGACTTTTCCGAAAATGATAAAAACGATTCTACTGGTAGTTACCTTGCTCCATACACAACCACAATTGGATTATATAGTGGTTTAGAACTTGCTATGGTTGCAAAATTAGGCAAGCCTGTGAAAATACTTCCGAACTATCCTATAAACTTTTTAATAAAATTTGATAATTAAGCAAGATGGCTTGATATTTATGAGTAATAACCTATTAATCGGAGAAAAATAAAATGAGTTTAGATGCAAAAACAGCAGATGCAAGATCAAAAACACTTAACAATTCAAGTGGACGTTGGTCTATTGATCATGGTAAAGGTCTTGAAGATTTATACGCAAACGCAAAAGGGAGTATTTATACCGCAATGGGTGGTGGTAATATTCCTGCTGGAGCAAAGTCACCTGGTTTGAATGATCAAATTGGTAAAGGCATGAACAGAACTGAAGGTGGTCAAAGTTTCTTCGGATTTGGTCGTGGCAATGTACAAGCACGTGGGGGATCACAAGGACAATCAGCAACTGGTTCTGAAAATGTAGCAGGTGGGGAAGGTCGTGGTAAACAAGCACCAAAACAAAAGGGATCGGTTGAAATTAAAGGTTTTACAACTTATCGTGTACCAATGACTGACCACGACTACGGAGCAAATGCGGCCGGAGTTAAATCTTTGGCAATGGCAAGTTGGTATACACAAGGTCTTGATAAACCAGCAAAATACGGTCAAACCATGACTGGTCTTGGTGGTAGAAGTAAAAGTTCACGTGGTCGTACTGCGGGTGGTAAAGATAATGCTAGAAGTGGTGGAGACGGAGGTCAAAGCAAACTCTAATATTTAATCTTGCTTTTTTAGCACAATACGCATAACATATAAGTTATGCAAAATAAATCCTATTGTTTGGGATTGGATGTCAGTTCAACTGTAGTAGGTTACTGCGTATCTTCTTCTAAGAATAAAGTAACCCATGCTGGGTATATAGATATTCGTAAAGAATCAAGTATCAAGCAAAAGGCACATAGTGTAGCACAAATACTAGATAAACTAGAAATAGAACCATCTGTAATTATAGTAGAAGATACACTAAGTGGTTTTGGTGGTGGAAGAACGAGTCAGCAAACTATTGTTAAGTTAGCAAAGTGCAATGCAGTAATAAGTTATGTTATAGAAGCATTGTATGAATTGGATGTAGAACACGTAAATGTATCTTCTCTTCGTAAGGTTGTATTCGGAAAAAGTCGTGAACAAGGAGTTGATAGTAAAACTTTTGTACGTGAACAACTTGAGAAAAAGATTGATTTAAATGAATTTATTGTCTATAATAGTAGAAAAAATTATGATAAAAGAAACTACGATATGTTGGACGCAACGGTAGCATCGCTATATCATTGGTATACTATTGACAATTGATGGGGATTTCCGAGCAAAAGTTATATGCCTTGTTGCAGAAGGTGTTAGGTGAAGGTAAAATCGTTTCTAAAGACGAAGCAATGTTCGTGTGTCCGTTTTCTCATCACCGTAAACCAAAGTTGGCAGTTAATCTTACAACGCAGAGGTGGCAAAGTTGGATTGATACAAATGCCAAAGGTCGTAGCATCTTTTCATTATTCAAAAGAATGCAGGTTCCAAGCAACTATTTTGCAGAGTTATCCAAGATTGTTAAACTTCCAAAAAACACCAAACTTGCAGATACTGAAGAACAATTTGTATCGTTGCCTTATGAATTTAAAAGATTGACCGAAACACATACTGATTTTTCTTATTCTAAAGCAATGAAGTATTTAAAAAATCGTGGAATTAAATCGTATGATATTGAAAGATACGATATAGGATACTGCGACAAAGGAGATTACGCCGGCCGTATTATTGTTCCATCGTTTGATGCAGACAACAAATTAAATTACTTTCTTGCAAGAGATTTCACAGGAACTGCGTATTTGAAGTATAAGAATCCACCAGTTAGTAAAGATGTAGTGGTATTTGAAAATCAAATTGATTTTTCCGAACCACTTATTTTGTGTGAAGGTGTATTTGATGCTATGGCCATCCGCAGGAATGCAATTGCTTTGCTCGGAAAAAACATTCCAAGCAAACTTAAAATGCGTTTAGTAGAACATGGTGTAAAAGAAGTTAGTATTGTATTAGACAATGATGCATATAAAAATGCATTATACATATCAGAAACTTTAATGAACGATAATATAAAAGTAAAATTGGTCAGAATGGGAAATGAAGACGCGGCTGATTTGGGATTTAACAAAATTATTCATAGAATCAGAGAAACCAATCTTCTTGATTTTAGTGAATTGATGAAGCAAAAGTTATGCACGAATTAAAAACTAATTTAAAGAATATAGAAAAGGTATATCATCTAGCTGATATTCATATACGCAATGTAAAAAGACACACAGAGTATTCAGCTGTTTTTGATAATTTTTACGAACAAGTTAAAAAAGACAATCTTGATAATGCTATTATCTTTATTGGAGGAGATATTGCTCATGCCAAAACAGAAATGTCACCGGAACTCATTCAGCAAATTTCATCATTTCTTCGTAAATGCTCTCAGTTACATCCAACCGTTGTAATTGCAGGTAATCACGATTGCAATCTAAACAACCCAGACCGTCTTGATGTTTTATCTCCGATCATGAGTATGATGGATGATGATAATTTATATTATTTAAAAGATACCGGTATATATAAAATCGGTGATGTTGCGATAAGTGTATTTGGTATATTTGAAGAACCAACTGAATACATACATGGTAATGAAATTGATGATCCATCAATTAACACAAAGATTGCAGTTTATCACGGAGCAATACGAAGAAGTACAACAGATATTGGTTATATTGTAGTTGGAGGAGATTTAACACTTCCACAATTTGATGGATATGATATTGTCATGCTCGGTGATATTCACAAATATCAAGTTCTACAAGAGTACAAAACCGAACATAGATTTATACCAGAAAGTAAATTAGATTCATATAAATTAGATGGGTGGGATGTGTGTAATGACTAAGATTTTAATAAATTGCATTGATTTGGATATCGGTGATATTTTATTTGCAAGTAGTGTTGCTAAAAAAATAAAAGAAGAATTTCCGTGGGAAACATCATGTCAACTTGAGTTTAATGTAAATTATTTACAACCACTTGAGCTTTTGAATAACAACCCATACATTGACAAAGTTTACTATAAAGATTCGGGTAGTGGTTATACTGATATTTTTGACATAAATAAAAGTAGTCATGAATTAAATCTTTCTACATCTGTGGTTTCTCAATACCAACGAATGTGCAATATTAAAAATTTCAACGATACCTTTGAGATTTTTACAAATCCTGTAAGTGATTATTCAATCGAGTGTAGTATGAAAGAACTTGTTGAAATTGAGTATTGGAATTCTGATATAATAAAAGTTTGTTATGTAATGGACTGGGATAGAAAAAGTTTCTCATTAAACAATTCAACTGATAGACCAATTACACGAAATGCTCATTCAATAATTGAATCACTCAAAGGTAATGAACAAATTATGCTATTTGCGATAGGGATTGAGTCTAAAGATTCTAAAAAGTTTCCAAGTATAAACTCAGCAAGTAAATTTAGTTTTACTGCAAGTTTAATTAAAAATTCTGATTATGTAATTGGTCCAGAAGGATGTCTTACCAATTTAAGTTCTGCAATCGGAACACGTACAATAATAACAACTGATTACATTCATGGTGTATATGGACCCAATGGTACTAAGGTAGATAAAAATAAAACTTATATAGAACCATTCCTGGGACCTCGTAAGTATTTTCCATCTGGAGGTCATGTACACCTTGATCCTGACTTAACTGATCAAGAAGTTGGAAACGAAATTTTGAAGATTATATCATATGGAAGATAAAGAAGAGTATATAAAAGTAAAACGACACAACGCAAATAAACCTGTCGTGGTTTATTCGGGAAGTATGATTCAGCAAAATCATGGTGAAAAACCATTTGGTCATGGTTATGTTATGTGGGATATTCCAAATAGAACACATACCCACCACGAAGTCCAAAACGACTATGGGTATTATACAATAGAAGTTCGTGACGGAAAGTGTGTAAGTGATTTAAGTAAACTTCCTAAAAAAGCTAGACTTCGTGTAAAGGTATACAACACAACTGCAACCGAAACAAAAGAAATAATAGCAGACATTAGAAAACAAACCAATATAACCGATTTAAATGTAACAAGATGTGATGCTATATCTGAAGCAAAAAAGTTTGATCGTGATAATAAATTTGATTTTGGTGATATTTCTTTAATTCAAGTACAGAATAATTTAATCGAAGATTATTTGAGAAGAAACTTTGTAGTGGATGATGATCAAGTACAAACTGCTCTTGATATTAATAAAGAGATAAACGATAAACTTATAGTAAAAGAAGTTTTAAGGAATTGTATTTGGAAACCAAAAAAGTTTGAATTTGGTAATATGTTTAGTTACGGAGACGGAAATGTAATTGATTTTTCTAACATGAAAAGTGTTATGGGGTTATTTGCATCCAACGCAAGTGGAAAAAGCAGTGTAATGAGTGCATTGAGTTTTTGTCTGTTTGACAAATGTGATCGTGCATTCAAGGCTGCTCATGTACTAAACACACAAACAGATTCTTTTTATTGTAAATTAAATTTTGAAATATCAGGAGTAAACTATTACATAGATAGAACTGCAACTACTAAAAAAAATGGAGATGTTACCGTTGTTGTTGATTTCTGGAAGTTGGACGAAGACGGTCAGCAACTATCTTTAAATGGAGAACAACGTGCGGGAACAAATGCAGCTATTCGTGATCATGTTGGTTCGTATGATGACTTTGTTTTAACTGCACTTAGTTTGCAAAATAACAATGCAATTTTTATAGACAAAAGTCAAAGTGAAAGAAAAGATCTGCTTGCTCAGTTCATGGGTATTGATACATTTGATCAACTACATTCAACTGCATCCGAAGACATCAAGGAAATTAATGCTTTGTTGAAACGATTTAATCGTGAGGATTTTGATGAAATATTATCTGATACTCAAGAAAAACTTGATGATGTTAATACTAGATACACCGAACAGGATAGTAAAACTAATGTGGCACTACTTGAACAGAAACGTTTCAATAAACAATTATCAGATAAAAATTCTCAATTCAAGAATTGTTCTTTCGACGAATCATCTGTGGATATAGATAAACTTGAATTTAATAAAAAGAATTTACAAGAACGACTGGAAGTTGCTAAAGAAAACAGAAACGATGAATCTGATAGAAAAAAACAATTAGTAACGAACAAAAAAACTAAATCAACAGAGTTATCTGCATTGGATGGTACAGAGGAAAAGTATGTTGAGGTTTTAAAAATACGTGAAGAAATAACTTTGGTTGAAAAAGACTTAGCAGTTCTTCGTACATCTGTAAATGCCAAGTTAGATAAACTAAAGCATTATGATAGTCACGAATATGATCCTAAATGTAAGTTTTGCGTAAACAATTCAAAAAATCTAATAGAAAGTGCTTCACAAACAAAAGAAGAACTTGACAAAGATAAAGCAGCTGCTGATGATCTTGTAACACAAAAAAATGAATTATTAAAAATACTAGATGAATGTAAAGATGTTGAATCTAATTATGAAAAACTCGGTGCGTTAAAATCAACGACAACTCATCTTACCTATGAAATAAACGAAGCAGATTCCAAGGTTCTTGCATTATCTAGTATGATAGAATCGTTGGAAAAAGATATTGTTATTAACGATAAAAATATAGAATCATATTACGAATGCAAGGACATTATAGAGTTTAATAAAAAACTACAATTGGATGTAGATAAGATTCAGAACGAGTTAATCAATATAAACTCTATTGCAGATACAGAAACTGAGAAGCTTCAAACCTTATTTGGTGAAGTTAAAATTGTTGAAAAAGAACACGAAGACATTTTGGCATCCATCGAAGAAGCAAAGGGATACGAAAGAAAGAAACGAGGATACGAATTATATCTTGATGCAGTTAAGCGTGATGGTATTTCATATGAACTTATTTCCAAAACAATACCGAGTATTGAAAGTGAAGTTAATAATATTCTTTCTCAAATTGTTGATTTCG